AGGAGTTTACAAACTTCGAAATACCGGAGAACAGAAGCCACATTCCCATGATAAACGGGAGCGTCAAGGTCGTAAACCATTGATTCCCGAAAATAAACAGGGAAAGCAGTACCGTCAATATACCGTCAACAAGAAACCAACCAGCGCCAAACATCCATGCGTGCCCAGTCGCAAAGATGATAATATCCACAATGCCGGAGAACATCATGGCAATTCCAAGGAACAGTGATGCGCTGCTCAGTGCAACACCTGGGTGCATCAAACACATCATTCCGGCAACGATGAGCAATGCACCTGCAATCATCCAAAGCACACGGGATACCATCTTATTCATGGCAATGACCTCTTTTTATGTCCGTTTGGTAAAGGATCGTGGCCCCGCCATTTGGCAGGGCCACGCGCTTACTCGATGGAGACGGAAGTTGCAGTAGGCAGCTTCTTCTGCTCCGCCTTGGGCAGAGCGATCTTCAGGATGCCGTCCTCAAACTTGGCACTAACATCCTTGGGTTCCACGCCCTCGCCTACGTAGAAGCTACGGCTGCACTGCCCCGTATACCGCTCCTGGCGGATATACTTGCCAGCCTTCTTCTCGTCCTTGCCCAGCCCCTTGGCTGCGCTGACGGTCAGATAGCCATCCTTCACCTCGACCTGGACCTCATCCTTCTTGAAACCGGGCAGATCCATGTCCAGCTCATAACCGTTGTCCAACTCGCGGACATCGGTCTTCATGAGGTTCTTGCCGTGCTTGCCGTACAGAGCATCATGGCTCGGGAAAGCGGGCATAATGCTGAACGGATCAGCAAAGAAATCATCAAACAGATTTTCACCAAAAATGCTAGGCAACATAAGTCATTCCTCCATTCATATTCTCTCGTAGCCGTTGGTGGAACTTCCACACGTTGGCGAGACTCAGTTACCTTGCCCTTTCGGGTTTTGTTTGCCGGACCTCTCATCGGGAGCTCTCTTGCCCCCTCTCTCAAGGTTCGGCTTTATTATAGCTCCGTTTTTAGCACTGTCAAGAGGCGAGTGCTAACGTTCACAAAAAAACTGTATTCTGTTCACAAAATCTACTATTTCACTTTGATTGAGCTTACGAGGACGCTCACTATGTTATCGATAATTTTCTCTGACTTTCAAACGATTGAGTGCTCTGGCAAGATAGGCTTGGGCGGAGCGATATTCCTGAATGCTCTTCTTCTGCAAAAGGGCCTCCCGTGCATTCGCTTCAGCTCTTCTGGCTCGGTTGGCATCGATCTCCTCCGGGCGCTCTGCGGTATCAGCCAAAATCAGGACTTCGTTGTCCTCAATCTTCACAACATCTCCGGATACCGCCGCCGTCTGCGGCGGGCGGTCGGGGAACTGACCGCGCAGGACGCCAGGGACTACAGCGGCGATCATGTTGCTGTGGTTGGCCAGAATGCCCAGCTCGCCGCCCAGCGTGGGGATGGTCAGAGAGGTGCAGTTGCCCTCATAAAAGACCTTATCGGCGGCCAGAATACGCAGGCGGAATGTGTTGCTTATTCTGCTTTGCTTGCCCTGGACCTGGATGAGGCTGAGGGGAACTGGAACGACGTCAAGGAGTATGTCAAGAAACTTTCTGATGTCGATCCCAAGGTGGAAGCCCATTCAGCAGGCGAACAGGCGGCATAAATAAAACCTGTCAAACATCTCGGCACGCAATCAAAAAGCTTGAATGTAAAAGTGAAGTTCCCTATGTAATATACTCTGGAAAGAGAACTGCCGTAGATACCCCTCAAAATGCGTTTTAGAGGCATATAACAGGTGAGGGAAGGGGAATTGCAGCCTTTTTATGAGGTGAGCGCCAATTTTGGGCATAGCAAAGCAGACCGGATAAAGGCTCCTGTTGTCAAAGTGAGCTTCACCCCGCCATTACAACCTATGGCGGCCACAGTCTGCCTAAGTAATGGGGCAGCTAAATAAAATTGGAAGAGGATTCCGCCCGTGATAAACTATGATCTTACGGTTTCAGCAAACGAGGCTTAAGCATTACATCATCTGCTGGGATCGGTTGAATTCCTGTTACCCGGAAGAGTTCTCGAAACTCATCGGACGCTGCCAGTTCAATTGGCGCCTTACCATTGTGCTGGAGCCGCTTGGTGTTGTTAATGTGGTTAGCAAGAATAGTAAAATCTTCCTGCGTATACGGATCTAAACTCTTTCCCTTGGGAATCACATATCGAATATATTCATGGTTTTTTTCAATGTGCGCCTTCTGCCAAGACGCCTGCGGGTCACAATAAAAGATCTTTGTCCGGTTCGCACCGTCTATCGTGCGCTCCATCTCAAGGGTATACTTAAATTCACTACCATTGTCTGTTAAAATCACAGGAAAGAGTTTGCGAAAGGTTTTAAGTCCCAATGCACTGGTCAACCAATCGAAATGCTCCACCACCGAATTGGCCTTTCCATCACGCATAAGGAAAATCAGCATCAAGCTCTGTTGCACGAACAGCATAGTAAGCATTCTTTTTCCTTTTCCCTGTGTTCCGAGAACGGTATCCATCTCAACATAGTTTGTGCCAGGATGCTTCGTTAAATAGGCTAAAAAGTCTTCATACGTCCTGGTTTCACGGAATTTCTTGTTTGTAATCGTATCAATGGCCTTTTTCTGTTTTCTTCTTTGACGATAAGAGACTTTCCGGCGCAGATCCAGATTTCCAACACCGAGCATACCGGCATCGATATAGCGATACAATGTCCGTTCAGATACCGGGATCTTGTCTCTGTGCGTAGAATAAATGTGAGTCAAGGGCTGACCTTTCTTGATCAGGGGAGTCACCAACTTGTCCAGAGCAGCCAACTCATCCCCGTGTGTTTGCGGTTTGCTGCGAGGCTCTGAATAACGCCTCATAGCAACAGCATGTGCCTGTGTGGCAACATAGTAGGCGCGATCACAGACACAGCCTCTCCGCAACTGGCAGACATTGCAAACATATGGAGGAGATTGGATACGCATACAGGAGAGTGGGGAATAGGCAGGGCAGAGCGTTCTGCAATCAATTTTTCTGCAAAATACACATTCCTGTCTGCAAAGGAAATCCCCGCAAACGCATTGACGTGTGCATTCTGCAGCGAATCTGCAATCCTTACCATTGAATTTTGCGGCAGGGGCAAGGGTTCTGTTTTGCCGAATTTCTTTTGAAAGAGATTTTCTACTTATACCAGTGTCTTTAGCAATTTTAGTTAGAGAATCTCTACGATAGATACCAGCTTCAATTGCAACTCGTTCGGATAATCCAAGTCTCATGAGACACCTGCTTTCCGCAGAATGTGGCCAAGATTATCCTATCATGACACAATCAAATTGACAAAGAGAAGTTCACCCCTAAGCCGTAAAAAATGGCCTAAAAGGGGAAGCTCACTTTGTCAAAATAACCTGGCAGGTCGTCGGGTGGACGGAAATCTGATTGAACAAAATGATATTTTTGTTCAATTAAGGGAAGGGCGAGCCAGGGAGGGGGGGTGACAGTTGTTTTGACAAAGTGAACGGCTCCCCCGCTTAGGCGCTTTGCCCTCTTTTTACGCTTGCCATACACGCACCGTCAGTATTTCTTGGGAAAATTCGCCTTTCCTAATTGCCAGAGATATTGGTCGATTTCCTTTACGGTATATGATTCCAATTTATAAAACCGTTGAAAATCATGCAATACTGCAATGTATCATATATTTAATCTTATTACAAGCCAAGACAATAGCCAAGACAAGACAAATCCATCATAGCCTCCATCGCCATATCCTCTAACTGGCTTTTCATTGCATCTATGAAGCTGTTCTCACCTTCTGCACGGTGCATGTCAATATCAAGCCATGACTCCCAGAAAAACCACCTGTAGTTGTCTGGATCTTTGTATTCTGCAACAAAAACGATCAGATCCTGAATGTCCTTCTTCGGCTCTTCTGTTTTTGCTTTCTCTTTCAGCTTCTGAAACTGAATTATCGTTGCCTTCTGATTGCACGTGCCGTAGAAATAGAAAATCATCAGCTGTCTTGCATTAAACATCTTTTTGTCCTCCTTATGATCCAAAAATAAACTTTAGGCACCACGGAATTGCGTTGCCTATGTATGTGAAAACCGCCCACCATAGCTGGCAGACGGTTCTCAAAATCGCATTGAATTGTACTTGTGTTAAGATTGAATGAAATCATTCACGCATGACCGTGGAATGTCTACTATCGTCAATGCTCTGACTGCCACAAACGGCAGTAATCCAGTCCGTTTTCATCATGCGTCCACAGCGATAAGTTCTTCTTCATCCTTCTGCTCCTTCCTTTGTTTTGGGTGATAATAGATGCCCTTTGCCTGATCCTCGGCACGTATGGCCTCCTTGGCTGCATCCATTTTTTCTTTCCGTGCCCGCTTATTTTTCCAGTAGTAAGTGGCCTGCCAGCCTGTTGACTTCCTGCGAAGATATGCCTCGTGCCGTTTCTCCCGAATTTTCTGCCGTTTCTCCATCAGCAGAATCTCCTCCGGCGTCGGCCCTTGCTCCGTGGCCGGTGCCTCGAACTTGCCAATGAAGTTGAAATAGAACTCAATGGTCTGCGGCGAATCAACGGAGCCTTTAATGTCACGCTCATTTGGTTTTCAAGGTACATGGAGGGCGTGTGACCCTCTCACCCCCCTACTACAACATTCAAGGCCCGAAAGCGAACTTATTTTTCGAAAAATTTGAAAAAATTTTTTATGGCCAAACCAAGGTGCAAAAAAACAGGGTGTCAAGCTGCCACCCTGTTCAGCATGTCGAAAAAGTCCGGCGGCCTTGAAAAGTTCCCCGTTCAGGTATATAATAGAATTTAACCTATAAAAGTCGAGACCGCACGGCCCGTCTGCTTCTCTCTCGGAAGAAGCGGAACAGGAGATCCCATGCCGTGCCGCGGCAGCCGCCGCAGAAAGAGAGAGACGCTATGCGTGTAGTGATTCAGGAGGATTACCGGAAGATGTGCAAGTGGGCGGCGGACTATATCGCCGCCAGGATCAAGGCGCACGGGGAGGACCGTCCCTTTGTCCTCGGCCTGCCCACCGGCTCTTCTCCCATCGGCGTTTATCAGGAGCTTGTCCGGCAGAACCGGGCGGGGGAGCTGTCCTTTGCCAACGTGGTCACGTTCAATATGGACGAGTATCTGGGCCTGCCCCAGGAGCATGACCAGAGCTACTGGTACTTCATGCACAACAACTTTTTCAACCATCTCACAGACATGAAGCCGGAAAACATCAACATTCTCAACGGCATGACGGACGATCCGGAGGGAGAGTGCGCCCGCTATGAAGAAAAGATCGCCTCCTACGGCGGCATCGACCTCTTTCTGGGCGGCATCGGCGTGGACGGCCATATCGCGTTCAATGAGCCGTATACCAGCCTCGCCTCCCGCACCGGCGTGCGGGATCTCACAACGGATACCCGCATCGTAAACAGCCGCTTCTTCGGCAACGATCCGGAAAAGGTCCCCGCTCAGGCCCTGTCTGTAGGCGTCGGCACGGTGACGGATTCCAAAGAGGTCTTGATCCTCATCAACGGGCACAATAAGGCCCGGGCGCTGGCGGCGACGGTGGAGGGCGGCGTAAGCCAGAAGTGGACCTGCTCCACCCTTCAGATGCACAACGGCGCCATCATCGCCTGCGACGAGGCGGCCTGCGGCGAGCTGACCGTGGATACCTACAAGTATTTTCTGGACATCGAAAAGAATCAGCGGCTTTGAGGGCGGACCGTATCCGCCAGCCGCCGCTAAAAAACAACGGCAGAGGATGTATTTCCTCTGCCGTTTCTTGTATAGTGCAATTCCTTTACATCTTCTGCTGTCAAAAGGGAAGGGAAGTCCACGCCTCCATTACCGCCCGCAGCACTTCTTGAATTTTTTTCCGCTGCCGCAGGGACAGGGATCGTTCCGGCCGATCTTCTTTCTGCCGGTCCCGTCCGCTTTATGCGCGCCCTGGTAATAGAGCGCGGCCAGCTCGTTGGGCGTGTAGCCCTTGTTGGCCCAGAGCCGGGTGTTGTTTTTGACGGACATCATCACCTTCACGAAAGCTTCGACGGCGCTGCCGTCAAGCTCCATGTCATAGTCGCTCAGAATATCGAAGATCTGCTCCATACCGGCCTCAATAACGCAGGCGTACTGGATCTCCCCGGCGATCTCCTCCGAGTCCCGGCGGGGCTGATGCCCCTCGTTCATCAGGAAGGCGGTCAGGGCGTCCATCTGCGGCGTGCGCTCATAGTAGCTCCAGTCGGCATAGCGCAGCAGCTCGCTTTTCTCCGGAATATATCGGGGCTTTCCGCCGCATTGACGCATCAAGTCCCGCACATCCTCAAAGTCATTTTCCTCGAACTCTCCGCAGACAATATACTCCTCCCAGAAGCAGTAGGGCGCGCCTACGGCTACATGGCGGAGCAAAGCCGGAAACAGCTCCTCCTCTGAGGTGGGCTGGCTGTTCTGACGGTTGAAGATGTCCACAAGGTCCGGCTGGCTGATAGCACCGTACAGATGGACCGTGG